GGCTTGCCCTATGGTGATCCGTAGCATTGAACGATGCCGAAACGCCGTGCCCGCCATTTCCAGCCGCTGCAGAACGCGCAGAACGCCTCAGCCGCGCGGCCGGGGCTGACTGCGAACTCGGACATTGACTTGCGCTACCGGGCATCGCTTGGAGACGTGCTGGGCAGCCTGGATGCGAAGCGCCCCGCGGCCTGGACGCAGTTCGGCTACAAGGAATCGCCGGTTTTCGGTGACTTCTACCGGGCCTATGAGCGCGGCGGAGCGGGTCACGGTGCGATCCATCGCATTCTCGACGTGTGCTGGCGCGAGAAACCGCGCATCAAGCAGCGCGACGCCGATGCAGAGACGCCATGGGAAGAGAAGGTCGAGGGCGTCCTGCGCTCGATCAACGCATGGCAGAAGCTGCGCGACTTCGACCGGCGCAACATGATTGGCCGGTATGCAGGGCTGATCTACCGCGTTGCCGATGGCCGGGCCTTGCGTGAGCCGCTGGTGCGCGCGACGCGCCTTGTCGATCTCGTGCCCGTGTACGAAGACCAGATCAAGGTCACGGCATGGGACAGCGACCCTGCGTCGGAGAACTTCGGCCGCCCGACAATGTGGCAGTACCGCATGCGCCGGCCGGGTGAGGGCGACACACAGGGCGCACCGGATCAGTGGGTTGACGTGCACCCGAGCCGCGTGCAGATCCTGGCCGAAGGTGCGCCGGGTGTGGACTTCTTTGACGGCGTTCCCCTGCTGCGCGCGGGCTTCAATGCGCTTGTGGACATCGAGAAGATCAGCGGCGGCAGCGCAGAGAGCTACCTCAAGAATTCCGCGCGGCATCTGGTGGTCGAGTTCGACACTGGCGCTGATCTTGCCTACATCGCAAAGAACGAAGACGGCACCGCCAGCACCAAGAGCGTGCGGACTGCCATCGAGGAACAGACCCAGAGCCTGAACCGGAACATCGACGCATCAATCGTCATGCAGGGCGGCAAGGTAACGACCCTGCAGACCCAGCAGAGCGACCCGCAGCCGGCATTTGACGTGGCCGGCAACCTGTTCGCGGCGAGCGTGCGCGTCCCGTTCACGATCCTGTTCGGCCAGCAGACCGGGCGCCTCGCCAGCGACCAGGATCAGAAGGACATGCACGCGCGCTGCCGGTCGCGGCAAGTCAACGACCTGTCGCCGATGCTGACCGAGTTCGTGCGCCGCATGCAGGCCGCGGGCATCATCGAGGCGGGTGAGTTCGAGATCGAATGGGAGCCGCTGGACACGCCGGGCGATGACCAGAAGGCCACGGTCTTGGGCAAGATGACGGCCGCCATGAAGCAGGCCTTTGACGCCGGCCTGCCGCCGATCTTCGACGGGAACGAGTTGCGCGGCGTGATGGACTTCGAGCCGCGCGACACGCTGGATGGCCTGCCGGATCGCCCGGACTTGCCTGATGTGCCAGATGACCCCGAGGCCAATCCCGCGCCAGCGCTGCCGGCCCTGCGCGCTGCGGCGTGAAACCCCATCACAAGGAGACCGCAATGAAGATCGTGTTTCAAGAGCGCCTCGCAACCGACGGCTTCAAGTACGCAGGCGACGCGGAGATTCGCCGGCCCTGCGCCGTGTTCCTGAATGATCGTCAGATCACGGATGTTGTGGCCGTCGATACAGAGGGCGGCAAGGTCTTGATCATGGTCCGCGACACCAGCGGCAAATTCGTGCTGAATGCCGACAGGACTGAAGTCGTTTTGGCTCAGGCTGAAGGCGTCGTCAGGGTCGAGCCTCTGGTTAAGACCGAAAAGCCGGTCGGTCCGCCGAATGTGCGCTTCTCGACCAACTCTGTGATTCCTCGCCCGCAATGATCGTCTGCCGACGCAGATTGTGAAACCGACCCGGGCGCAGCCGTCGCCCATCATCCCCGGCAATCGAGAGGACCGCACCGGTACAGCCGGCATCGAGCGCCGGGCCGTGGCTGAGATCCGCAAGCGATACAAGGGCCTGCGCGCGGACGTGCTGGCCCTGTTCGATTCGATCCCGATCCTGACCGGCAACGATGCTTCTACGCCGTCTGTGCGGACGATCTACCAGATGACGCCCGAGCAGCTTGCCCGGCTTTCGGCGGAGCTCCAAGCGGCGCTTGAGCGGTGGATTGCCAACGGGCGCGACCCCGCAAACATCTTCTGGTTCGGCGCCTACGACGCAGAGGCCAGCCAGCTGGGCACAGCGCAGAGCGTGGCGAACCTGACCCGGCTGTCCGAGGCCTACGCAGCGACCCGGACGCTTCAGGAGGTCATCTACTCCGACGCCTACCGGACGCGCCTGGCTGCCGCGCAGATGCGCTCGCTTGAGCACTGGACCAGCCTCAGTGCGGGCATGCGCTCGGAGCTTTCCAGCATCATCGGCCGGGCCGTGGTGGACGGGAAGAACCCAAAAGCGGTGCGCAAGGAAATCGCGGAGCGGCTTGACGTGAGCATGTCCCGTGCCACGCAGTACGCGCAGACCGAGATCACGGGCGCGCTGCGGGATGCTAGGGCTGCAGAGGCGGACGATGCGGCGGAGCGCTTCGGGCTGCGGCTGGCCCTGTTGTGGACTTCAGCGCTGGTGCCTCAGACGAGGCCTTGGCACGCAAGCCGCAACGGGAAGACGTACTCGACCGCGGAGGTCAGGACCTTCTACGCAGAGCGTGGGAACCGTTTTTCGTGCAGATGTGCCACAACTGAGGTGATCCTCGACGACAGCGGCAAGCCCATGATCACAAAGAACGCGCGGGCGACGCTGCAGGCAGAGAAGGCCGCATGGTTTGCGAAGTACGGCAAGGAGGAGTGACTCCGTATCATTGCCGCACCGGTCAGGGGTGACCGGGACTTTCTTGCATGTCTCCTCCTCGCTGCAAAGCGTTTGGCCCCGGTGTCACAGCCGGGGCCTTTTTCGTTCAGGCGCACCCCTTCACCAGATCCCGCGAGTAGCTCGGGCTGAAGGCAGCGAAGCCCAGGTGCAGCGTTGCCGCAGTCCCGGTGCCGGCCGGCTTGGCATCGACAACCGCGAAGTTGTTCATAGGCCGGTCGATCACCAGGCGCGGCGAGCCGTCTTCAGCGGTGCCGGGCTTGAACAAGAGCATCAGCATTACGCCGTTCATCTCGTCGGCGTTGCCCTTGACGCAGGCCAGGAAATCAGCCGGTGCCTTGCTGCTGGCGAATTGGACCTTGTTCCCGTGCTGCACGGTTGAGGTCGATGCGCAGCCAGTGGCAAGCGCGGCGAGGATCAGAGCGGGGATCAGTTTCATTGCGGGTATCTCCCTTGAGGTTGTGCCCGACATGCGGCCGGGCGGCGGTTGCATCTGCGAAAGATTCGCAGATAGGTTACTGGTCAACCATGCTGCGGCGAGCGATGGAGTCTGCCAACTCGTACGCCGCGTTGAGGTCGATGCGGGTTTCCATGGTCATCAGCGCAACGCTGGCGAGTGCATCGACGGCGCTCACATTGCCGGCCTCGATACTGTCTTTCATCGCCTTCGGTGTCACGCCAAAGGCCTGCCCGAGCAGAGCCAGAAACACCGGATTCTTCTCGGCGATCTGGTTCACATGGTCCATCGTGAGTTTGTAGGCTTCCATAGTCATCCTTGGTTGGTTGTCACTTCACACGGTCCAGCCAGTCGCGCAGCCGCTGCACGCCGATGGCCCTGAGCTTGAGGATTTGCGTAGGCGTCAGCCGGATCGGGAAGACTTGCATCTTCTCGCCGGGTGGGAGCGGCTTGCGGCCTGGTTTCTTGGGGTCGGTCATTTTGTTCCCGGAGCGGCTTTCCAAGACCCGCACCAATCTTCTGGCCTTGTGCATGGGTGCGACCAGTAGTGAAACGCTTCTGCCGCTGAGGAGTAATGGCTCAGACTGCCATCTTTGAACTCCCCGTCTGCAAAACACTGCAAGAGCAACAGAACGTCCATGGATGGCGGGTTGAGGTGACACGCCCCAAAGTCGGAATAGTCAGCGCTTGAGTCACTCCAGTACATGCAGTTGATGCACTTGCGCACGTTTGGCAGGTGAGTAGCCGACAGATGCTTTCCGTTCAATTCCGGGTCAGCGTTGATCATCTGATCCTCGTCGGCATGTCCGTAGCGATTGGCAGTGATGTGGCGAGCATCTTCCTCAGTTTCTGCCAATACAAGGCCATAGCCGCTTCGCCCATCGGAAGAGCAAACAGAGTACACAGCCTTTTTTGCGGCCGGCTGCTGAATGACAGGACGTGGCGGCAGGATTTCATCCTGCCAGTTACGGTCTTCATAGTAGAGCGCCTTCAGAACAAGCAGCCGTGCGTACACGTCGCTCACGCCAAGCTCTTTGGAAAGCGCCGTATAGGACCGCAGTTCACGGTATCGAGCAAGAGCCGCCTTGTGCTCTTCAATGCTCCATTTGCGCTTGCTTTTGCCACGTTGGGGGTTTAACTTTTTCATGGGTTGTCTCAGAACGGCGCCGGGTCTGTAGGCAATGGCGGCTTGCGCTGGCGCTTGATGCGCTCGTGCAGGCCGGGCGGGAGTTTGTCGGGGAAGGGCCAGTTTTTGGGCTGGCCGGGCTTCTGTTTCATCAGTCCGCCAGACGGTAGCGGATGTGATGGCCGCCGTTGGATGTCACACGCTGGACCAGTGCACACAGCGCCATCGCTTGGTCAACGCGCTTGCCGTCAACCTTGAACGCCTCGGCGATGTCCTTGCGCAGAACGTCGGTGGGGCGCGCGCCAGCGGTGATGCGGCTGAGGACTTCAATCTGAATCTGGGTGTTGAGTTCCATTTCTTGCTCCGGCTGCTGTGTTGCGATGTGGTTAGTGTATTACAGCTTTCGACAAACACAAAGCGCTTTCGTAATACCGATTTGCAACAGAGAGAAACGCGCCACTCGCGTCCGTAGCATCGCGCCATGCAACGGGATCACCGCCGATGAAGCGCAAGC